TGTGGTCCATCGTTAGGTTTAAAGACTACTTCATTCTCTGCAACATGGTTTCTTACTTTTTCTGGTAATGCAAGTAGTTCTTCCTCTGTTACCGGCTCTCTTCCAGCTCCTTTTAGGGCTGCATCTATTTTTCCTATGCTTTCCTGTAGTTTATTCGCCCTATATCGTGCAGTTCTAGCACGTTTTGATTCTTTTTTTGCTTTGGCTTTTGCATTAGATAGCTTTGTAGATACAGCTTTACGTGCATATTTTGCTATATCTTCGTTATCCTTCTGCTTGGCTGCCTTCACCATCTAAATAAACTCCTAGTTTACTACGTTTTTTTAATCCTTCATCAGACATATATCTATCAGTCTTTGCTAGTAACCACTGACTTGCTTTTCTCCAGCCACATGATTTAGCGTATATCAAAGCCTGATCCAACGCTTGCAGTTCTTCCGGAATTGGACTACAGAGTTTTTCATCTTCTGTATCCAGAGTATATCCGAAAGGTATTGTACTAGTTTTTCTTTTAATCTTACCATCGTTTTGCATCTTTAAATAGATCACCTTGTGATTCATCAACTCTATACAGGGAATCTATTGCTGCAATCTTTTCTTGATTATCAGCAATAGCCCCAATCCATTTATCCATTTCAGCTGTAATATCAGAATGTTCTCCAATACCCACAGCCTTATGCATCAAAACATCAAGATTAGCTTTTGCTATTGCCATCTCTGCTTTATACTTTTGTTTTAATGCTTCCAAGGACACAATTAGTCTTTCTTCTCTCTAATGAAGAAACCAATTGCTCCAGCAGCACCACAACAAACCATGACAACACTTTGCCATAAATCAGTTGGTACCATAATACCTAACATCGCAAATACAGCACTTAGTGCAGCATAAGATGAAGGTTCTTTAAAGCGATTCATCAGTTCTTGCATACTCATCTCCTTTTATTTGTGAACATTCGCAAGGGTTTTCTTCTGTACATGTACAATTTTCACAAGTACAGTCTTCACAAGCACAGCATTTTTCTTTATCTTCCATTACTGGCCTGCCAAGGGGTTATTTAATGCTCTTTCTAACATTGTTCTCAACCTTTCCTCTAGTTCTGTCAATTTAGTATCAATAGTTTCTATTCTTCTTTGTCCATCTTGTTCTATAGCAGTTCTTTTTGAATCAAATCTATCTGAAGCATGATCAATCATTGTGCGTAAATCTGTTTCTGTCTGCCTCAATGAAGAACGTACATCTGTATTCATATCACGTGATCGTTTATCTACACCTGCTATCTGATCTTGTACTTCATTAATATCTTTACGTAAATCTACTCGTATTGTTCTAGCATCATTCTGTGCAGAACCTACTAATTCTTTAACCGTTCTTATTTCTACCTTATTTGTTTCTTCTAATGAAGTTAGTCTTTCTTCTAATACATCTAACTTTACAGTAAAAGTAGTAAGATCAGGAGCCACGTACTCATTTATTTTTTCTTCCATTTGAATCCACCGAGCATATCCTTCAAAACCTGCCCAGATACTACCGGCAATTGTTCCAAGTAAAGGTAAAAGTATTAATAACTTTAATTTACCTCCACGTATTTTTACACCTCTGTATTCAACTTCACTACTCATACTGTTGTGCTATCATCTTTTCCATTTGGAGATTACTTCGTACACTTATGTAGTCTCCTAAAGGATCATGAATAAGAACATCTTCGTATATATCTTCAGGTACATACCATGTTGGTTGTGTAACTACCATTTCCTGTTGATATGTCTTTATATCAGGACCTAGTGCATTTACAAGAGCTAATGTTGTAATTTGCGTTGTTGGATTATAGCTATTTGGTAGTCCAGCTATAATCTCTTTTGCCTTTTCCTGTTTTTGCTCTTGTTCTTTTGTTGGTTTATTTTCTACCACTTCTTTAGTGTCAGCAACTTCTTCTTTAGGAGACTCTGTATCTTCTGTAACTTTATCTTCAACTTCTGAAGTTTCCATCTCAGCAACATCGGTTGTCTCCTTTATTTCTTCAATAACTTCTACGGGTTCTGCAGTTATTTCTGGCATTTCTATTTCTACAGTCTCTACTTCTAATCCTATGTCATTTACCATCGCTTCTATTTCAACCACAACATCTTCTACAGACATCTCCCCCATGTCCATATCTTGAAACATACCCTCCATAGCACCCATGTCTACAGTTTCAAGCATACCCTCTATTTGAATATCATTTGTATCTATTGGTTCTAATTCAAAGTGCATTACCATGTCCATTTCTTCCATCATGGTATTTATTTCCATTTGTTCTTCTATTGTTGCACTTTCATATGTATCCATCAAATCTAGAGCTATTGTTTCTTCCATTTGCATGGGTTGAACTATTTCTATCCATGTTTCTACGGTGGTAGTGATGTAATTGTAGTTAACGATATATTCCACATTATCAAAATAGTAATTTTTTTTTCCTCCCACCCTTATAAAAACCTTATCTAAATCTCCTGCAAAATCATAACTTCCCGAAAACGTCTCCGGACTACCAGTATTCTCTAAGTTAATTTGTCCAGTATCCCATTGTAGTATGTTATCTTTATATCCTTTTGTTTGGAAATATCCTGTAGTATTATTTTGTGAATGGTACATTTGTAGTTCCCATTCTAATGCACCACCATCATCTATATGAAAATCTGATATATCTACGTACTGATCAAAAGTTGTTAAAGAGTTTGATGTACCTTTACCACATTTACCTGTACCAAAATATGCATCACAATTTGGCATACTTGCTGGGCCTAAACCACCCCAGTCCAAATCCATATCGCCTTCATAGCGATTTGTTACAAGACCTGTGTCTTTATGCAGTATATCTTCAGTAGTCTTATGTTCTACATTTACTGTTGTTTGTGTAACTGTATCAATATGTCCTTCACCTAAATGCTCAGTTTCTATTTCCTGAGTGATAGTATCACCTTCTTCAAGCATTTGTGCATTAGAGGAGAAGGAGAATAAGAAAAGCAGCAAAACCACCAAAAGCTGCTTCATCAGTAATATACTCTTCATCTTTAGTATTTTCCTTTACCCACTTTTCATAATCTGGTCTTTTTTCAGGATTACTAGCCCAGCCTTCTGCAGCTTCTATTCCAATCTTTCCAAAATATGGACACGGGGTTCCTGCCATTTCCATCGCTTGGAATACTCTTGCATCCTGACAAAGCATTGCTACAGCTCCTACTTTCATTCCCATTCTGTATAATGCTCTACTTAACTTCAATCTTTCACAGTTTAGATCTGTTATTGATCCTCCACCTGCTATACCTAATACTTGGGTTTGTATAGCTGCTGATGCAGCAAAACTACAAACATCTTGATTACCGTTCATTATAGACGGGGCATTCGCAGTTGAAGGCGTTCTATCTACTGTAGTAGTCCCTGACACAGTAGAAGATGTACTCGTAACAGTATTAGTTTCTGCTAAAGAATCTCCCTGCCAAATACTTATAAATGCCACCACTATAAAAAAGACCAACCATTTTTGCATTTCTAATCCTCATGATCCACCACCACTGGCATTTCTTTTTTACTTGGCATGAGTACAATACCATGTATTGCCTGTACTTCATGTTGCTGTTTTTCTATTTTACCCAGACCAACTCTATCTAATAACGTCTGAGCTGCTTTAAGACGTAACTCCTGTCGTGGGTTCAATCCATCATCATTCATGGATTCCACAACACGAGATACAGCTTTTGGAGAGTTAACTGCAAGTTCCTTTTTTGAAACTTCCACTATCTCATCAGCTAAAACCTTTACAAGCCAAGTTCTAGATGTTGAAGAATACCCTGCTTCTTCACAGGCTTTGGTTATATCTCCATTATTTATAAAAAGACAGTTAAGAAACTTTTGCTGTCCTTCTGTTAATCTCTTCTTTTTTTCTGGGAGTAAATTCATTTAGTTCCATATATAGTAGGTTTTCTAGGAGAATTTGTATAAGGTTTACCTGAAGTTCTGTAATTTATTGATTTTAATCTTTTCTGTGTAGCTTTCAAATTTGGCCCGTAAGATCTTATTGTTTGCTGGGCAAGTGATTGTCTTTTCATCTCATCTCTAAACCAAGGATCAGGGTGATCTACTGCTTCATCAGGTATGATCGTTCCCGAAGGAATTAACACACTTAAAATTCCAGCTGCTTTACCTAATGCACCCCTTAATAATAAATTTGGTGTTCTCTTTTTCCATGGGGCATTTTTAAATGCTTGAGAAAATCTTTTTTCAGTAGCCCTTTGTTCTTTAGAAATCCTTTTTTTAGCAGCCTTTTCTACTTCGTCAAAACTGGCTTCTAGCTGATTGAGTAGATGGTTTCTTAATTCAGGACTCCCAACACCCTTTTTCATAATGTGGGAAGGTATATTAGTACCTTTGTATGTTCCTCCAAGTTTTATACGTAGGTCCTTTACAAAGTTTTTTCCTATACTTTTTATCTTTCTTTTAATTCTAGGAATCCTATATGTTTTTCTATACCATTCTAGCATCTCCTCACCACTCTCAAAAGATGGTGGTGGATTGGTAGGTGGCTTCCATTTATACATAGTTTATATCTTTCTCTCCTGCTCCTGCTGCCAACGTAGATCATTCTGATTAGGTTCTTTATCTACATCTGGCATAAGTTCCCATTCAGCTTCTGGTACACGGTCTGTTGTATCACAACCGGAATTAACAATTTGAAGATCTTCAGGAACAGACTGTTCAAAGTCAATGATTTCATCGTAATAGGGGCCTACTTGTGTTTGGAACATATGTTGTAACATTCGTTGGCAGAACTCAACAGATATATCCT